AGGAGAAGGAGGAGACCAATGGCAAGTGACGCCCCCGTGGCTGACCTCGCCGCCGCACGGAGAGAGGCAGAGGAGGCGCTTCGGCTGCGGGCGAACGAGCGCGTCTTCGGCAGCATGGATCACCTGTGCATCGTCATCGAGCGGCTCCTCGCCGCCACCGCGAACCTTCCGGAAATTCCGGAGAGTTCCCCGCCCCCGTCCGACGCCGTCCGGGAGGCGGCGGAGCGGCTCGCGCTGCTCCGGATGGTCGCCGCCGAGGGGTGCCGTGACAAGCCGGGATCTGGAGTTACCTGCCGGGAGGCTGGCGTCCCGCCGGACGAGGTGTGCGAGGTGTGCCGCGTCATCAAGTACCTCTCCGCGCAGGGAGGTGGCCGGTGACGCTCGCCGAGAGCCTCGTCGGGTATTCGCACGAGATGCGGGAGCGGCTGGGGGCCGCGATGCTCAAGGCCCACGCTTTCTGTGAGTCGTATGACCGGCTGCGACTCAGCTGCCGAAGCGCCACCAAAGCGATGAGGCGGCTCAACTGTTTCCTCCGTCCGTCGCGCGGAATGCGCCGCCACATTCGGCGCCAGAAGGAGGCCAACCGTGCCCGTTGAGGTAACGCTCGCCGAGATCATCCAAGAGGGGCGGCGCACCATCGACAAATGGGCGCCGAACGTGTCGGACCCAATACGCGACGTAACCGGCGTCCCGATCCGTGTCGGCACGCTGCGGCGCCTCCTCGCCGTCGCACGGGCGGCGGTGGAGATGGTGGAGGCCGAGAACGACTTCCGCGCCTTCTACGGATTCACCGGGGCCGACACGGCGCGGGTTATTGAGCGTCGGTTCGCTGCGTTCGCTGCGCTCGACGCCGCCGTCCGGGGCGAGAAGGGAGGAGAGAAGTGATGAGCCTCACGCGCATTAACCGCGAAGAGCGGGTCGCGCTGAATCCGGTCAGCACCCGTCACCACTACGCGCAGGTCCAAGACGCGCTCATCGAAGTCGCCGACGAAGTCGCCGTGGATGTGGCCCTCCGTCTGGAGTCGGCTGGCGTGCGCTGGGCGTTCGCCAAGGTCAAGGTCGTGGTCGATCTGGAGAGTGAACCATGAGCGAGATCCAATACGACCCGGCGTGCGTGGACTGCCGACAAGACGCCGCGAAGGACCGGGCCGGTACGACGTGGCAGTGCAACGGACACGTCCGCGCAGAGCGGGACTGGCTGCGGGCGCGTCTTGCCAATGTCATGGCAGAGACAGGCCACGACATCGCCGCCCTCACGACCGAGCGCAACGCGGCCCTCACACTGGCCGAGCAGCGTGGCGCGGCCTACGACATGACGTGGCGCGAGGTCGAGTCCCTCCGTGAGCGTATCGACAAAGAAGAAGAGGAACGCGGGCGACAGTTCGGGCTGCGGGTTCGGGCGGAGGAAGAGACGGAACGCCTCATCTCTCTCGTCAAGGAATGGCTCGACGGGAACGCCCGGTTGGGGCGCCCGAAGTCGATTGCGGATCAGCGGTTCTTGAACGGCCTTAACGCGGAGGTCCGGGACAGCCGTCAAACGGAAAAGGCGAAGGATTCGGAGCCGCCCCTTCGCGCCGAGAACGAGAGGCTGCGCTTCACCATCGAGCGCGAGATCGTCTTCTGCGAAGAGGAGGCCGAGAGCGGGCACTCCGCGTACGAGGAGACGTTCAAGCAGCGCGCGGCATACCTCCGCGCCGCCCTCGCGGGAGGCGGGAAGTGAGCGACCATGAGTGCGTCCGCTGCATCCAATGCGACTCCTGCCCGGTCTGCGCGGCGGATGCGCTGGACCGTGAGGTCGTCGCGAACGAGGAACTCCGCGCCGAGAACGAGAGGCTGCGAAAAGAGCTACAAGGTGTCGCTAACCATCTACTGTCAATGAGCGGCGGTGCTCACAACTGCGCTGGGTGCGGCTTCCTGCACAAGCAGATCGTGCGGGCTCTCGCCGCGCCGCCGGAGGAGAAATGAGCGGGCCGCTGGCCGTCTACTGCACGTACTGCTTTGCTGACCCCGGACAGCCGTGCCGGTCGGATGAGTGGGGTTACGGACGACGCGGAACGCGCCCGCACGCCGCCCGCCTTCGCGCCGCAGAGCGCGAGGAGAAGGAGAAGAGCAAGTGAAGGAGAAGAAAATGGCCACGAAGAAGACGACGAAGCCCAGCCCGAAGCAGCGGTATGTCATCGTCCGCACCCATAGCGCCGGAGTGTTCGCTGGATACCTGGTGTCTCGCAAGGGGAAGGAGGTCGTGCTCCGTGATGCCCGCCGAATCTGGTATTGGACCGGTGCGGCGAGCCTCAGCGAACTCGCCGTGCGCGGGACGAAAAGCCCCGCGACGTGCAAATTCCCGTGCGCGGTCTCGCGGGTCGAGCTGACCGAATCCATCGAGATTCTTGCAGTGACGCCAGAGGCCCAGTCATCCATCGCGGCGGTGCCGGAATGGCGAGCGTAAGCTTCGGCTCCGGCTCCGGCTACGGCTACGGCGACGGCTCCGGCTCCGGCTCCGGCTACGGCTCCGGCTCTGGCTCCGGCTACGGCGACGGCTACGGCTACGGCTCCGGCTACGGCTCCGGCTACGGCTACGGCGACGGCTCCGGCTCCGGCTCCGGCTACGGCTACGGCGACGGCTCCGGCTCCGGCTCCGGCTACGGCTCCGGCTCCGGCTACGGCTACGGCTCCAGCGACGGCTCCGGCTCCGGCTCCGGCTTCGGCTCCGGCGACGGCTACGGCGACGGCAATGGCTGACCTCGCCACGGCCCGCAGGGAGGCGGCGCAATTCGAGAAGTTCGTCATACCGGAACCGAACAGCGGGTGCTTCCTGTGGCTGGGGACGGTGACTGGACGCGGCTACGGACGCCTCCGGTCGGGTGGGCGCGTATATGCGGCGCATCGGTTCGCTTGGATGTTGGAGCACGGCCCCATCCCGCCCGGTCTGTTCGTGCTCCATCGTTGTGACAACCCGCCGTGCGTGAACACGCGGCATCTCTTCTTGGGCACCGCCGCCGACAACGCGCACGACTGCGTCAGCAAGGGGCGCCACGCCGAACAGCGGCGGCGCTCCTGCACCAAGGGTCACGCCCTCGATGGCGTGCGAACGCTGAAGGGCCGGAGAAGCCGGTACTGCAAGGAATGCAAGCACGCGGACAACCTAATCACCAGCGCGAGGAGATGGGGGAAGTCAGCATGAACACCGATCTCGCCGAAGCCGTCAAAGAGGCGCAGGAGGCGCTGGAACAGCACGATATCGCGGTCGCCGGAGACGAGTGGTCGTTCGCGCCGATCTCGCTGACCGTCGCGGACGCCCTCCGCTCCCTCCTCGCCGCGACGGAGCCAGTCTCCAAGCCCAACTCTGAGTGCCGCGACTGCCACGGCGTAGGGTTCTATGGGCTAGCCGACAAAGATGGCGACGTGGATACGGTCATCTGCCGCTGCGGAAAGCCCGCGCCCGCGCTGCCGGAGGAGGTCAGGGAGGCGGCGGAGCGTACCGACAAAGCCATGCGCGATGTCTTTGGAGGCGCCGATCAGTTCGGAGACTACTGCGGCCATCCGATCATGCCGGCCAAGCTCGCGCACGCCGTGCAGGATCTCCTCGCCGCCCTCGCGGGAGGCGGGAAGTGAAAGACATCCTGAGCCCCGAAGAGTACGAGCGCGAATGGTGGGACATCCTTGAATGCACCAACCGGGGCTACGAGTCGTTCTATGACGTGAACCCCGAGACGCGGGCAACGCTCATGGCCCACGACGCCGCCCTCCGCGCCGAGAACGAGCGGCTGCGCGCCCTAGCCCTCTTCGGGAAAGCCATGCTCGCCGAGTGGTGGGACGACGGCAATCCCGGCGACATCGACGGGGCCGACGCGCAGGAAGCCGCCGAGGCGTCCGGCCTCTGGCATCAGGTCGAGCGGCACGCCGACGGCGTCGAGTGCGAGTGGTGCGGCGGGGAAGGCCCGTGCGGCGAACTGACCGAGGCTGGGCTCGCCGCCCTCGCCTCTCGCGGAGGCCGGTCGTGACCGCGCCGCGGACGCTGCCGGGGGAACCGTTCGGGGCAGTACCGCCGAAGCCCGAACCCGCTCCGCCGCTCGGATTGCCCGAATGGGCGGAAGAGACGCGGCGGATGCTCGTGGAGGTTTATCCGGCGGACATCTTCGTGCGCTCGCCAGAGAGCAAGGAGCCGGGTTGCCGAATTCTCCACGCGATCGAAGAGGCGCTCGACCGCTACTACGACATCAAGGCGGAGGTGCGGGAGTGACCGCGCCGCGGACGCTGCCCCCACCGCAACTGAAGGTCTACCGCGAGCCGTGCCGGGCGTGCCAAGGGCTCGGCTTCATAGACAGGGTCGAAGGGGATGGGCTGCGTCAGCTTCGTAGGGCGGCGGGTGTTTCGCTGCGAGAGGCTGCGCGTCGCTTCGTCCGCTCTGCCGCCTATCTGTCCGATGTCGAGCTGGGGCGCAGGCGGGCCACCGAAAGCATCGTCGGCGCCTACGTGGCCGAATTCCGCACCGAGGCCGACGCCCGCTGGCGCCGCCTCGCGGGGGCGCGGGGGGAGAAGCCGTGACCTGGGCCGTCCTCGACAACGGGAAGCGTTTCGTCGTCCGTCATTCCAACCACCCGGACTGCAAGAGGCTCCGCATCCTCGACGAGCTCGAGTCGTGCTCGGCAGCCGAGAAGCTGGCGAAGGAAGCTACCGACGCCAGGGAGGAACGCGAAGAGCTGATACGCAGGGGGCAACAAGACCTTTTCGGGGAGGCCTGAAAGCGAAACGCCCCGGGTTGCCCCGGGGCGCTCGTGTCTCTGGGCTACTCCGGCGTCAGTCGGTTTCGAACTTGTCGATCCCCCTCTTCGCCAGCAGCTCCGGCCACTCCTTGACCTTCTCGGGGCTCCCCCAGCAGGCTCCCGGGCAGCGGTTGTAGAGGTAGGCGACGATGTGGTGGAGGGCTGCGAGGTTGTCGAGGTCGCCGTGCGCGATCGCGCCGCTAAGGTTGTTCTCCAGCACGGCCGTCAGGAAGTGCCCGCCGGGCTGCGCGTGGCGGACCCATGCGTCGATGTTCGCCTTCGCGAGCGGGGGGCAGAAATCCGGGTTGGGGTAGCGGAAGTCGTTCATGCTCTCTCCTTCTGCGGCCCGCTGCACTTGGCGCAAGTCACGATGTCGTCGGCCCAGGTGCTATACCTATGGCCCTCGAGGACGACCTTGCCGCACGTCTCGCAAGTTCCCACTACGAAACGGCCGTTGACCGCTTCCACGCGGGCACCTTTGGGGACGTCCCTGTAGGAGCGGCACGTCCCAGACTTGTTCAGTGTCCACTCGATCATCCGATCCTCCTCAGTGCGGCAGCGATGATGAGCACGGCGAAGAGAGCCATGCTGACGTAGGACAGGGTCGGGACCGCGGCCGTCTGGGTGGCGGTCCCCGGGCAGACGACGGCGAACTGGGACGTGTTCGGGATGGCGACCGTGCAGCATCCCGTGATGGGCCCTGAGGTGGGGCAGGGAGGGTAGTCGCCCATCTCAGGCCGCCTGCGCCGCGATGGCTGTGTGGCTGTAGAATGAAGTTCGACCCGGGGAAGGGCTGTCACCCTCACCCCGGGCCTGACCTCGGAACCCGTAGGAGGGCTCACGATGGCTGACGACGATCGTACCGAAGAATGGCGTCCAGTACCCGGATTTTACGGCTACGCCGCTTCTACCATGGGGCGAGTGCGCGGGAAGCGTGGCCGCGTGCTCAGTCCGGAGGTTACCCACGAGGGATACCGTCGGGTGGTGCTCCATGGGCCATGGGGTCGTGTCCGCCGTCCCCTCCACCGTGTGATAGCCGATACCTTCGCTCCCGGGGATAGCCCTCAGATCGACCACCTCAACGGGGATAAGGCCGACAACCGGCCAGTCAATTTGCAGCGTGTCGATCAGTCCGCGAACATCCGTGGGGATCTTCGGCGTGGGCTTCGCGGGGTGTTCTTCTCGGCTTATCCTGCTCGGCTTCGAGATGAGGCGATTGCTCGAATGGCCGCCGGAGAACCGAAACTCCGCGTGGCTCGCGCTCTCGGTGTGACTCGTGGGTGGCTTCGGAAACTGTTGCGCCCATAGCGGGCTCAGTTCGTCAGACATTTCGTCCTCCCGGCCTCGTTCGGGGCCAAGCAGTAGTCGAGGGTTGCGCGAAACTGGCGAAGAGCCGCCTCGCCGTCCTCGTCATTCGTCGGGGGGTGAATCAGGGCAGCGCTGTTGTAGCCGCAGGTGCTGATCTTGACCCGGGCGCCGTGGTAAGCGGCCATGTCCTTCGCCCATGCCGGCGTATACCAGCGCAGGCAGACGACCTTCCAGAGGCCTTCGGCCGTCGTTTCGAGGAAGGCTCTCGAGGCGGTCTTCACGTACTCGACCGGAGGACCGTTGACCCACTCCACGTCCACGCGGAGCGTCTTCGGGGCGTCCTTCCGCCCTACGTAGCTCGAGGAAACCGTGAACGCGGCCTCCGGGAACTCGGTCTCGAGGTGCTGCCGCATCGCCCTGGAGAGCTCGTGCAGGCGCAGCACTGGCCTACTCCTCGGGCTCCCCGGGGAACCGGTAGGTACCCGTGGTGGGGTCGTAGCTCGGCGGCGGCTCCTCGGCCTCGTAGGGGTCCAGCTCCGGCCACGCGCTCTCCTTGGGCAGCACCGGCACCGGGAGGGGCGGAGCTGGGGGGAGAGCCTTGTCGAGTGCCTTTCGGATCATCGTGGAGGCCGTGGTGCCGTCCTTTTTCATGGCCGCCCGGAGGCGGAGGCGCAGGTCCTCGGGCATCTTGAGATTCAGGATGGCCGGGGGGAGCCCATCGACATTGAGCGGGGGCCTGCCGCGTCCACGGCCCGGGCCGAACTTTCGTCGCGTCATCTTCGTCGTCCTCCTTCGAAGCCTCGGCGGCTCCTCTGCCCGTCTCCCCTTGCGGCGAGGCGGGCAGGGATGGCCCAGGTTCAGGCGGCAGCCACCCCACAAGCGTCGGTTTCGGCGGGGGCGATCCCCTCAGCCTCCTCGGCCTCGGGGACCTCGCCCTTGATGACGAAGCGGGAGCGGAGCTTCTTCGCCCATTCGGCCGCGGTGCGGTTCAGCTTGCCCTTGTCGAGGTCGGAGCGCATCGGCATGAGGATGGCGACGAAGCGCTCGGAGGTCCCGTAGATCATCAGCGGCCCCTCATGCCCCCTGTCCGTGAACGCGAAGTTCGTTTCGACCTGCGAGGCAGACGTCCTGCCGGAGACCGACCGCACCATGTCGGTGATCTGGTCGAGATACCCAGCGTCGAAGGCCACTCGGGAGCCGCTGCCGTGCTTCCACGCCTTCGGTTCGGCGACGACCTTCGTCCAGTCCGGGAAGCGGTCCTCTCCGCGGAGGAGACACCGGCACTCGACGACCTGCGGGGTGCCGTTGAGCGGGACGAGGAGGCGGACGTAGCTGGCCTGCGGCTCGGGGGGGATGACGAGGATGTAGTTCAGGATCGGGATCTTCTTGCTGCCCTTGCCGAGCATCTTCAGGGCGTTGACGAGGTCCTCGCGGTCGACGACGAAGGGGGCCCAGTCGACTTCCTCGACGTCGGTGTCGAGCGAGACGGTGCCGGTCGGGAAGTCCTTCCACTCGGGGGCAGACTGGTTCGGCGTGACGGCGACGAGGTAGTGCCCGTTCGTCCCGACGACGGCGGCCCCGTAGCCGCTCCGGGTGAACTGGACGTGGCAGATGCTCCGCATCGTCGCGGCCGACGTCCCGGCGACGGTGCAGGGGTGCTCGATCTGGTGACGGTCGATGAGGAAAGGCGTTCTCATGGGTTCGTCCTCCTACCTGAATATTGTGTGGGCGCTATTCGGAAGTCAAGCTCTATCTACGGTCTACAGGCAATGGCTGTCGGGCGGCCCAGAGGAAGGATCGTCGGTCAGCTTGCGGGGCTTTCTGGGAGCCGGGGGGCGGGTGCTCATCATCTCCCGGGCTCCCCATGCGAAGAGGCCGACGACGATGGAGAGCAGGATGATCCAGTCGAGGCCGGTCATCCCACCACCTTCTTCCTCGGCTTCCGCCGGCCGATGGGGACTCCCTGCGGCCAGAACGGATACCAGTCGAAATCCGGCTCGTTACGCCCGTCGGGGGTGACTACCGCCTCGGGAGCTCCCCACCACGCATCAAGCAGGATGACCGCCTCCTCGGGGCTGGAGCACGTCCCTTCGGGATAGAACTCTCGGCGCCCGTCGGGGTACGTGAAGAGGATGCCCCCCCAACTCCGCGAGTAGGCGACCTTGACGGGGTTCCGGTGCTCCTTGTCGTACCGCTTGTGGAAGAGGATGCCCAGGTTGATGGGCCTGCCCCCTGAGCGACCGTTGATGCGGACGGCCCGGGCCTTGGCCGGGCTCGTCTTGACCCCCATCCTGCGGCCCTGCATCGTGCGTACGGCGGGGTTCGGGTGCGCTAAGTAGAACTTCAGAACCTCGCCTTCGCTCACTTCGTCACCTCGGGTTCGAGCGCTTTCATGGCTTCACCTCGTACTCGAGCCCGAAGTCGCCCAGTTCCTCGTCCACCGTCTCCTGCGCGATCTCCCGAGCGTTCAGATGCTCCTCGTCGACGAAGCGCTCGACGATGATGTTCGCGGCCCGGCTGAGCATGGCCCAGAGATCCAGCCATCCTTCCCGCTTCCCGGCGTCGATCTCCGCCTCGGTGTCGTCCTTCGCTTTGCAGAGGTAGACGGCGACGTCGCGCAGGAACGCCCACCACCCGGTGAACCCGCCGAACGCGTCGAAGGCATAGCGTTGGTCGGCGTTCACGGGGTGAAGCGTGGCGAGGTACTCCTCGCGCTTCGTGATGGCATTGACGCGCTGCATCTCGATGCCGACCTCGAAGGCGAGGCCTGCGATCTCGGGGGATTCCTCGGTGCTCATGTCGTCGTCCTCCTGTTCGGAGCCTCTGGCCCCGGTACAGGGGCGCATCGCACGCGCCCCTCCGCCGGTGTCAGACGTTCCGGTCCTCTTCGTTCAGAAGCGCCCAGATCGCGCCCCGTGCCGCCTTGAGGCTCGGGTAGCTGTTGAACTTCCCGACCGTGCTGATGTCCCCCGTCTCGAGGTTGATCTCGCGGACCGTGTAGCCTCGCGGCGCCCCGAACTGTTCGGATGAGATGAAGTACCGCCCTCCGTAGACGCGAGCGTCGGGGATGCGCGTCTGGAAGAAACGCATGGTGTCCCGGTCGAACCAGTGCCCGCGGTGCAGGCGCTGGACGTCTTCCACGGTTTCGAGTGTCGGCATCTGAGTCGTCCTCCTCTACTGTGCGTTGATCATGCCCAGCATGACCGCGTAGCACTCCCGGGCCGTCAGCCCGGCAGCGATCTGGTCGTGAAACTGCGTGCCGGACGCGCCCCGGCCGATGCTCCAGCCGTCCCGCTCCCGCTCGATCCAGAGGAAGCGGTTGCCCTGATTGGCAGCCTTCAGGTTGAGCGAGCGGACGAAGCGGACGAGCCGCGCCTCGTCCATCTTGGGGAAGGTCGTGTTCCTCATCGGGAGCGGCATCAGAGTCCTCCCTTCCTCGGCGCGCCCCACCGCACCGCCAGCCAGAACAGCGTCGGGACGCCGATCAGGAATGCCGTCAGACAGAAGGTGTCGAGGGACGTCACGGCTTCACCTCCGGCAGCGGCTTCGCCAGCGCGTCGCAGTAGCAGCCGCTGCCGCAGGATGCCCGGCGGACGAGGTACTTCGTCCCGGTCCTCTGGTCCGTGATCTCGATCCAGCGGCGGGACCGGTACGGCAGGTCCCTGAACCGGTGCCGGTCCTCGATGCTCAGGCGGAAGTCGTACCGGTCTGCCGTGCCGTTGACTCGCGGGACGAAGGGGAGCCCGTCGTCTTCGCTCATGACGCGATCCCCTGTTCCGCCTTGGCCTGCCTCTCCCGCCGCTCCTCGGCCCGCTGGCTCGCCTTGGTCTGCCGGAGGCTGAGAGCCATCCCCGCTCCCCCGCCCCGGCCGTACCACTCGGTGTAGTCGTGCATCCGAACCCGGTACGAGTAGATGTAGCTCCCGCTCACGTAGCTCCACCGCGGCAGCTTGATCTGGGAGACCACCTCGGCCCAGCCGACCGGCTCCCCGTGCCACGTCGTGACGCGCGTCCCGTCCGCGCTGACGTAGACGAGCGCCTTCGTCCCGACCCTGTACGCCCCGCCTGCCTCGTACGAGCGCCCCTCGTGCTTGACCGTGCAGTCGCGCTCTACGAACGCCGCAGCGCATCCGAGCCTCTGGTCCTCCCGGGTGATGGTCGTCGGTCTCATGTCTGTTGTCCTCCTGTCTTGGCCGGTCTCTTCTGGTCCGGTCTGAGATGGGGGCGAGCCCAGGTCGAACCCGCCCCCAACCCGCACGGGATCAGACCGCCTCGGTCCGCTCCTCGGCCCGGAGCGTCAGCGGCGTCCAGCCATCCCACGTCTCGATCCTGTCCATCGTCTCCCAGCACGCCTCCTCGCTCATCCCCTCGACGAGCATCGCCTCCTTCACGATGTCCGCCTGAAGCCAGTCTTCGTCACCCTCGAGGATCGCCAGCACGCCCGGGTCCTCGGTCGTCACCTCGGCCCACGGCCCATCCCCCGCGTTGAGCCTCCGGTACAGGACCGGCATCAGCCCGGGCTCGATCCGGTCGCGGAACCAGACCGTCCAGAGCGCCCGGGCCGCCGTCGACACGAAGGCCGTCCGCAGGTCGTAGCAGGTCGGCGAGAGGATCGCCCTCGGCATCGAGCCGGGGGCGTCGTACTCGGTCCGCGGCGGGATCTGCGCCCAGCGGTACTGCTTCACTTCAGCACCGTCCTGATCTGCCGCTCGACGGCCGGCGCGAGCGCCCACGCCTCGCCCGTGTAGGTGATGACCCCCTCGGCCTCCAGCGGCCGCAGGACCGACCGCTCCGGCATCGAAAGCGCCTTGGCCGGGATCGGCGCCGGGCTGTTCGCCAGCCGCGTCAGGACCCTCTCCGCGGCGTTCACGAACCGCCGCTGGCTCCTCTCCTCGTTCGTCCTCGCGTTGAGTCTCGCTCTGCTCATCGTCGTCCTCCTGTCGGCTCGCCTGTCTAGGCGTCCGGTGCCGGGGGCGTCTGTCACCCGCCCCCGTAGCCCGACGTCTACGCAGCGTCCTTTCAGCAGTAAACGATGCAGCCGAGCGTGGCGAGCTGGACGATCGCGTCCGCTGCATCGGCGTCCACCGCGCATCCCCCGTCCGCGTCGGTCTCCGCCACGAACGACTCGGCGAGGTACTCCGGGCAAACCTGCCGGTCGAAGAGGAGCGCGATCCCCTTGCGGATCACGTCAGCGTTGAGCGGGAGCCAGTCGCCCGGGTCGTCCCCGTCGATGCCGTCCTCGCGGATCTCGCAGGAGACGATCGAGAAAGCGTCCGGCGTCCCGTCGTCGGCGTGCCGAAGGATCTTCCGGGCGCTGGCCCAGTAGCCGATCCCGCCCTCGAGAGCGGTCGTCATCACGTCCCAGCAGGTGCGGTCAGCGACTTCAAGAGTCTCGATCTCGTTCGTTTCGTCGTGAGTGTTGGCGGCTCCCATCGTCGTCCTCCTATATCGTCCGGTGCGTCACATTGTGTGACCTACATATAGTGTAGGGACCAGATGTTAGGTTCTGCAAGGGGTGAGCCAACCAAACTCAGATCTCACCCCAACCAAGCTTCCACCGGGTCAAGGCGCTATCATTCCCACCGACCATGGCCCGCTCCCGCTCCGCAGCCGCCTCAACCCCCTCGGCCGCTACCCTCACCGGCTATCGCCCCTCCGCTGCCTCCCGCCGCTCGGCTTCCCCCATCTCCACCGGCTCCAAACGCATGGACAGGTCCATAACCGAGCTGTTCAGGGCCGAGCTGTGGGGCGACTCGCAGGGAGTAGTGGATAGTTCCCTCCCGATAGGCCAAGTCGTCAAACGGGTCGTCGGCCACCTGACCGACAAGGACGAGAAGCTCGACTGGCACGTCCTCGGTATGGTTTGGGAAAGGCTGGAAGGCAGAATCCCCGACCGCCTCGAGGTAGAAGCCACGATCCGCGGGGTCATCGCTCTGCCGGTCCTACGCGCGTCGGAGATGGACTGGTCAGCCGACGCGGTGTCGGTCCTCGCCGAGACGCCACGGGCCGCGCCTGTCTACGAGCTCCCGGCTGCCGCCGTCCGGGTCGACGACGTGGTGGATGCGGTCGCCAGCCTGTCACCGGACGAGGACGACTGAGCGCTTTCACACGTAAGAGGGCTTATCGGACGCTGGCTCGACCCTCCGGGCCGCCCCCGGTCGCACGCAAGTCGACCTTGAGCGCCTCGCCTTGAGCGCCTCACGCAGTCGACCGCACGTCCCCCGCCTCCACGCTGCGAGCGAGCACGCACGCCCGGCGCACGCCCACGGCGCGAGCACGCCCGGGTCCGCAGGGGGGGCACGCTCGGCGGCCGGCGGCCCGCCGATTTACATAGCCCCCCTCACACAATTTTTCTCGTGATGGCCCCCCCCTGGAGCAGAGAACCTTTGGTTGGGATAGGGAACGCGCGAGAGGCCGACCAAGATACCCACCTTCCCACACCCACCCCCCCCTCTCCGTAGGTTCTCCCCCCCCTACCCAGGTATCCCCCCGGCACCCTTCGAGAAAAGGGGTGTCCACCGGTCATTTTTCCGGCGGAGTCTTGAGGCCGAACTTCTCCCAGCGTTCCCGACAGTAGATGACCCAGCGGTGGCCCCCCCAGTCGTTGTCCGGGCACCCGTCGCCGTAGCAGGCGAGGCAGTCTCCGCAGGAGTCGCAGAAGTCTCTGCCGCACTCGGGCTCTCCGCGGTCTTCGAGGACGTAGGAGCCGTCGGGCTGTTCGACTTCGGCTCTCACGGGGAACCCGTTGCGATGCACTCGAGGCGAAGGAAGAGCTTCCTGGGCTTGAGGGTCCGGGACTCCTCCGGGGAGGGTTCGATGACGCGCCAGCAGAGGGTAGTGGAGCGGCAGGAGAGGTCGTCGGCGTAGCGGTGCTCGTAGAGGATGGAGCCGACGGCGACGCCGAGGGGCCCCTCCACGTAGGGGACGAGGGTACCGAGGGGAGGGAGGTCTTCCGGTGGCTCCATATCAACCTTTCTTGCCGGATGCCCTTCTTTTGCGTTTGGAGGGGGGTAGGAGGCGTTCGGGGTCCACGGGTACAGGCCGGGGCGCTTGGGCAGCTCCAGCGAACCGGAAACCGGGTTTTTGGGGCGGTCTAGGAGGTCTTGCCATCCTGGCCGCGTACGTAGACGGCTGCCATGGCGCCGGTGCCGGCGTTCTGGAGCTGGGCCTCGAGCTCTGCGATGCGGGCTCGAAGGCGTTCGATCTCGTCGGCTGCGTCGTGTAGGTCCTGTGAGATCAGACGGCCTGTCCATTCGGTGCGGTCGGGCGGGTTGTAACCACGCAGCCGGGTCAGGATGTCGCTCATATCGGCTTGGCTACTTTCGTGGTCGGCTTGAAGGAAACGTGGTGGTGCCGTTCGTACTTGGCCTTGGCGCTCTTGCTGCCGCGGACGGAGCGGCAGGGACCGTGGAGGCAGGCGCCGCCCCAGGAGGTAGGGTCGAGGACGGGGAGGCCGCAGTCGACGCAGAGCGGGGGCCCGGGGCGGCGGGAGGGAGGGTTCTTCTTCATCCGACGAGGTCCTGCCGGAGTTTCTTGAGTTCCTCGGCGAGGTACCGTACGCAGTCCTCGAGCTTGTGCGCGCAGACCCAGGTGCTGACGGCGGGCTTGCCGGCCCAGTTCTCGTCGGTGCGGTAGACGTCGAGCTGGGCACCGCAGCCACCGCAGGAGGCGGTGTCGTGGAGGGCGTTCTCAAACCACCCGTTGCCGACGAAGCTGCCGGGGGGTACGACGACGTGGCTCATGGATCGCACCGGCGCTGCGGCCTGCCCATGATGACAAGCAGGTCCCAGAGGAGCGGCGGAGTGAACCAAGTCTTCTCGAGAAGGTGCATAGCCCACTCCCATCTCTGCGCTGCGGTTTTGTAGCGGCTCTTCTCGATCCAGTAGTGATCTTCGGCGCCGTAGGCTTCGATGCAGAGGGTATGGTCCATATCGAGCCAGACCCTCTGGGACTTCAGGTGGTGCCGCTTGTAGTGCTCGCTGTTGAGCTCAAGGAACTCCGCTAATGACTCCGCGGGAGCAATCTCGGGGGGGATCTCTTCGAGGAGTTCCCTGAGCGTCATCAGCCGTGGTGCGTGGGCCTTGTCAGAAGTCACGTTTCGTCCTCCTGGTCTTGGGAGCTGCATCCAGCTCTTCTCGGATGGAGCTCGTTTTCACGGTGAAGATGGCGTTGTCGACGTCGAGGTTCAGGGTGATGGGCTTCGGCTTCTTGCCGACCTTCGATTTGTGCCAGCGCAGCGTCTTTTCGTTGTCGGCCTCTTCTCGCTGTCCCTCCGAGAGACTCGAGTACTCGTCCGGCTTCGACTCGAAGTTTTCGATGGCGAACCACGTATCGCAGTCGCCGAACATGGCAGAGGTTCCGCGGCCCTTGTTGTGCCCTGTGCGAAGTTCCCCCGGCTTGCCTTCGTGGTGGATGACGATGAAAGAGCACCCGTAGAGGGCACGGTAGCGACGCAGGGGGAACATGATCTTCTTCTTCCAGTCCTTGGCGGAGTTCTCGTCGCCGTCGCCGAAGAAGTACCCCAGCGTGTCGAGCACGACGAGCTTCGCTCCGCTCCGGCGGATCTGTGTGTCGACCATCAGGTTCCCTGCGTCGAAGTCCGAGACCCACCTGGACTGGATCGACCAGTTCCCTCGGAGTGCCTCCGACGGGATGCGGAGAGCTTGACGTGCGAGCTCAGCCCTGGCGCGGAAGAGGGACCGAGCCCCCTCGGCCTCGAGAAGAAGCACGGGGACCTGCTTCGTCTTCATAAAGCCCAGGAAGGGATAGCCGGAAGCGATCGAGAGGCAGAGCTGGTTGACGAGAGTCGTCTTCCCGACGCCGGCGTCTGCGACGAGGATGTTCACGGTCTCGTCGGCGATGACATCTCCGCAGAAGTAGGTGAGCGTTTCCTTCTCCTGCTGGAACTGTTCCCACCCGACCGGGTTCATGTCGGAGATCTCTGGACCCAGGAGCTTCAGGAGTGTCTCTCGTGTCCCCCCGGCAGCGACCCAGTCTGAGACGTCTCCCTTCTCGGGAAGGTTTGGCAGGTCCAGGACACGGGACCCGCGCACGTCCTTGAGGATCGCCTGGGCGAGCTTCTTACCGGGGACATCGTTGTCGGGGAGGATGACGACCTCTGCCCCCTCTAGTGCTGGTGCGTAGTCGGTCTTCCACGCTCCTGCCCCTCCGGCGTGCGTGGTGGCGATGAAGCCGAGCCTCTCGAGGGTGTGGACGTCCTTCTCGCCTTCGACGTACAGGACCCTGCGGCCGTGTGCGGCTGCCTCTTTGACGGCAGACAGGCGGTAGAGGACCTTTCTGGCGTCTCCGAGGTTGTGGGCCCAGGTACCTTCCCCTGTTGCCTTCTGCTGGACGAAGCGCTTCTTGCCTTCCCCCATGTCGTAGCGAACGACCCGGAAGAGGGGCTCGTTCTCCTCGTCGGTGTAGACGTAGGAGGCGGTCGGCGTGCCGATGCTCGGGTCGATCGGGCGTACCTTCGTGGACGGAGCCGACTTCCCGTCGTCGGGCCACAGGTCTGCCCACTCGATGCCGATCGCGGCGAGCACCGAGGATGTTTCGCAGCCGGCGTGGCACTTCACGAGGATCTTGCCGTCCGGAGCTTCGTTGACGGTAAGGGATGCCACGCGGTCTTCGTGGGCGGGGCAGACGCAGTCAAGGGTGTCCCCGCGGCGGTGCTTGACGGTGAGGCGGGAAGAGACCTCGGCGAGGTTCACTGCGAGAGCCCTGCCTTGTACTCGTTGATCGTGGAGGATGTAGCCATCCCTGATACGGGATGTGCCTTGGTGGCCCAGTACCCGTTCCGGGCCAGATACCACGACAGGTAGTCGGAGAATAGGGCCTTCCCCGCGGTGACGTCACCCTCACAGGATTTCACCATCCTCTTAGCCAGGGTGTTGAGCTCGCCCGCGTCCCTCGGGGACACCTCCGGGTTCGCGCCGTAGATGGTCTTCCACGAATCCGCGTACGTTGCGACAGCCCACCGTCCAAGACCACGGCTGGAGGAGGCGACGGGGGGCGACGTAGTCGACCCCCTCCCATTCTCTCCGGAGACCTCTCCTTCTACCCGGGACGTAGAAGTACCTTCTTCTTCTTCTGTACTCTGTACTCTGTCTTCTGTCTTGGGTCTACCACGGTCTACGCCGGTCGACGCCGGTCCACCGTGGTCTACTATCGACTCCAACCGTCTACTTCTGTCGACGGACCTTTTCTTCGCCGCCCAGTTCCTTTTCCGCTCCTTGTCCTTCTCTGAGTCTCTGAGGGCACGGTACTTATCGTAGTTCAGGAGGCCCCAGCCGCCGTCGATCTCCTCGATTCGGCGTCCTTCGTGCTCCCGGGAGCGTGAGTATTTGTCCGGTTGTTTGAATTTCTCGAGGGCTTCCTCGCACTGCTCGACGGTCACCCTGGCGCGGCCGGCGAGACCCGGGATGGTGGCGTAGACTCTGCCCCGCATGTCGGACATCGCCAGCATCGTGATCCAGACGATCCGGACATGGTCGGGCTCCGCCCAGATCGTCGACTCCGTGATGCTGGAGAACAGCTTCGTGAACGAGAAGTTCGACATCTCGATCCCCCCGTCGGCCAGTCTACAGAAGTAGACGGAAGCTGTCTACTTTCATTTCGTCGGCAGTGGTGTGGTGTGCCCGCCGCCCTGGGCCTGCCCCCACATCGTCTCGCACTCGTAGCGCTTCTTCCCGTCCTCCAGGCACTCGGCGACGAAAGCGTCGTGGGCCCGGCTCTTCTGGACCATGCCGGCGACGATCACGGCGATGAAGATCCCTGAAAGCAGTAGGAACCCGGCGAAGAACAGCCGTTCTGCCGGATTCCAGCGGGACGGGTCACGGGGCTCACATGGGAGGCTTCGACCAGTCATCGACGCCCCTTTTCTTTTTCTCGGCGTAATTCGCGCGGTACCGTGCCCTGCATTCCCTGCACCCGCGCCGGCCATCTTTGTAGACGTAGACGCTCCCGTCTGAGTACGTGTGACCAGCGGAGCAAGAAGTCCGCTGAACCCAGCGGCTGCGTTTCTTGCGCGCCATGTCGGCAGAGTTGTCAGCGTTGGTCCCAACGAACAGATGCGAGGGTTCGATACAGATCGGGTTGTCGCAGCGGTGCAGCACGCACATCCCTGGTGGGATGGGGATCCCGGAGATCTCGAGTGCAACCCGGTGGGCGAGTAGTAGTTTTTCGCCCACTCGGATCACGCCGTACCCCTTGTTGTTTTTGGCTCCAGCCCACTCAAGACACCCCGTGGCCGGGTCCCTGACGCTTCGTTCCGCCAGCCTCTCCTCTGCGCTTTTCTTCCTTCGCATCGTCCCACTCCTGAAGGCGCCATATGAAGCAAGGAGTACCCGGGCCAACCCACGCGCCTTCGATGTTAAAACTATAATACTCCATCGCCTCCTCGTACTCCATGCCCCCGTCGACGAGGAGCTGGATGCAGCGGTCGGCGTCGTAGACCGCCACAGGCGGCTGCCCGCAACGGGTAGCGATGCCGAGGAAGGCCTCGTCGAACCCGTCCGCCAGCAGGATCGAATCTTCGACGACCTCGTTCACGAGGTCGATCAGCTTCTTCTTCGCCATCAGTCACCTCTTGTGCTTGCCGCAGCAACACGGGCGCTTGGTCCTCCACGCCGGCGGAGGACACCGCTGTAGGACCTTGTTGCAGTTGGTGCAAAACTGGATGGCCCAGTCGTACTCGCCCATCTTCCAGGCGTAGACGTGCTCCCGGTAGACCTTGCCGCCGCACCAGAGCCGGGTGTTCTTCTTGGCCGGGGCCTTCTTGACGTCGTCGGAGAGCGGCTCGTGCTTGCGATCGCTCACTTCCCCTCCACCTACTCCCCGGCGTACGGATCCACGATGCGGATGGGCTCCTTCAGGCCTTTCTCGAGGACCTTCAGGGCCTCGGCTCCCTTCTCGTCCAGGGTGCCTTGCCGCCGGTTCTTCTCGAGCTTGGCGAGCGTCTGGACCGTCTTTCGGATCACCCAGCTCCTGGGTCTGTCGTACCGGGCCGCCAGGGCATCCAGGTACTCCCGTTCCTGCCCCGTCATGCGGATGCTGAACGAGGCCGCTTTCTTCACGTAGGTCACCATCTCCTACCTCCGGGTGCAGAGTGTGTCGCACAAAGTGTTGCACCGTCAAGCATTGCGGGGATGGACACCCTAGACTTTCCTGGGGATGTCGGATACCGAGACGTTCGGAGGGGGCGGCATCGAGCCCGGGAAGGCCGAATACGGCGGCCGGAACGTGCTGTGGGCTCCCAACCCCGGACCGCAGACCCTGCTCCTGACGTGTCCACTCCCCGATGTCTTCTTCGGCGGAGCTCGAGGCGGGGGAAAGACCTGGGGACTCCTCGGCGACTGGCTGCAACACGCCATGCGCTGGGGAGGCAAGGCCCGCGGCATCTTCTTCCGCAAGACGTACAAGCAGATGGACGAGGTCATCGACCGGTCCAAGAAGATCTTCGCCACCACCGGCGCTTCCTATGCCGCCAGCGAGTACACCTGGCGTTGGCCCTCCGGGGCCAGTCTTCGTTTCAGGTACCTCGACCGGGATGCCGACGCCGACGAGTACCACGGGCAAGAGTTCTGCGTCGAAGTAGGCACCCCGGTCGTGATGGCGGACGGCACGCAGAAGCCCATCGAGCTCATCGAGGTCGGGGACAGCGTGCTCACTCTCGAGGGCCCTCGGAAGGTTACGAGGACGGTTAAACCGTACGTTGCTCCCGGTGTCGAGGTTCGCGTCTTCTCCGGCGATGGTCACATCATCGGCAAACAGCGGCAGCCGACGTGGCACCCGGTTCTTTCGGCAGAAGGGGTCAGGCAAAACCCACGAAAAATGCCGCTCACCAGAAAGTGGAAGCGTGGCGACCGTGACGTGAAGGGATGGGTGTCCCAAGACGGGACGAGGGTCAATGCTACTGGTCATCCCGTCATGCTCCACGCACGTACGGCAGGGTTACATCCGGAGGACCATGGCTCGCATTGGCGGCACATGTACTCCGGAGAGTGGCGGCCACGAACCGAAGCGGTCGCTCTGGGGTTCGTGACTATGAGCCCGTGCGGTGGTGTGACTGTCGCGGATATAACGGTACAGGGGGCAAACCACTACATCAGCGGGACCGGGCTCATCAACGCCCAGACCTTCATGGCCTTCGACGAGCTCACAAACTGGGCATCGCCGAAACCGATCGACAAGCTCATGGCCTGCCTTCGTTCCGCCGAAGGCGTCTTCTGCGTCCGCAGGTCGACCGGGAACCCTGGCGGGCCCGGCACCAAGTGGGTCCGCGATCGCTACATCAAGGACAGAAGGCCCGGCCAGCCCTTTGACCTCATCCCGAATCCCCTACGCCCGGACCTCAAGATCCGGGCCGTCTTCATCCCTTCGAAGCTCGAGGACAACCCGAAGCTGTACGTCGACGACCCGACCTACGAATCCAGGCTCGCGCTCTCGGCATTCGGCGACGATGCTTTGTGGCGTGCCTGGCGCGAAGGAGACTGGGACGTCCTCGTCGGACGGTACTTCGAACGGTTCTCCGTCGACACCAACGTCTACGACCCGGACAAGGTCGAGCTCGCTCCGTGGATGCCGAAGTGGGTCTCGGTCGACTGGGGCTACGAGCACCCGTCGGCCGTGTACTGGTACACCTGGGACGGCTCGACGATCTGGGTCCACAGAGAGCTCGTCAGGGGAAAGCTGACGCCGGAGCAGCTCGCCTACGAGATCGTCTCCATGACGGGGACCGAGACGATCGACGCCGTCTACCTCTCGCCGGACGCATTCGGCCGGAAACACTCCGAGCGCACGTATGCCCAGGAGATGGCAGACGTCTTCCGCAACTTCAACATCCCCGAGCCGGCACAGGCAGACAACGACCGCGTCGGCGGAGCTCTCCTGCTTCAGCAGATGTTCGGCGAGAACAAGCTGATGATCTCGAAGAACTGCCCGAAGCTCATCGAGTGCATACCGCTCTGCCAGCGGGACACCTCGGATGGCGGGGATCCCGAGGACGTCGACAAGTTCGACGGCGACGACCCCTACGACTCGCTTCGCTACGGCGTCAAGACGCGGCCACGCACGGTTCGCGTGCCGAACGAGGTGCTCCTCTCGAGGCGGATCACCGCATCGGACCCGCAGTCGAGACACATGCAGATGCGGATCGCCCAGGCAGAGCTCCGAAACCAGAACCAGGGCTACGTGCAGGTACGGCGCTCCGGCTGGTGGCGGCAAGAAGTGGCAACGAACTGAGAAGAGGAGAAGAGACATGGCAACCATGGAAACCGTAGGCGGATTTCTTTCGGTCGCGGGGAATGGCCCGACCGGATCCGTCCCAGTCGGCGGGCAGGACGAGGTCCTCCGCTTCCGCAACAGCGAGACCATCACCCTCTCGACGTCCGGGGCGACGACGGACTCGACCGAGTACCTCCTTCCCGCCAACAGCCTCATCGAGCTCGTGACCGTGACCGTCGTCACGACCATCACCGGGTCCGGCGTCTCGTCCTTCACGGTCGGTGACGCCAACGTCGCCGCGCGCTTCGCCACGGGCATCGCCCTGACGGCCGGCACGACCGCGGTCGGCATCACCCACCAGCTCGCCAACACGACGGCCGCGAACGCGGGCGTGGGGCAGGCGTCGGCCGCCAAGGTCCGAATCACCGCCACCGGCGGAACGGCTGCCACGGGCGTCGTCCGCGTCACCGTCTTCGGCAAGACCGGCCGCCCCGCCGCTTCGTAACGACATGGTCCTTGACGCTGCTATCACCACGGAGCATGGGTTCCCGCTCACCATGGATGGGGATCCCCTGGCGAGGGTGTGTGCGGCGTGCGGGAAGGACTTTTACTTCTCCCGCGGGCAAGCCATCAGCAGATTCACCGGAATCCTAAAAAGTGGCGGCAAATCTGACAGAGGCCCCCGGCGGTATTGCTCGACTGCGTGCGCCGCAAAGCACGTAGCCGTCCCAGCCGGAGTGGGCGCAAACCGAACGAAATGGCAGGCGTTCCGCGATGAACGGGCAGAGAAAAGGTGCTACGCCTGCGGCCAGACGCTACCCGTTGAACGGTTTAGGCGGAGGTCGAAGGGGGGTATCTACGCCGAGTGTATCGACTGCCGGAACCAGTACGCCGTGAAGAAATACGGAGAGCCGAAGAGATACTTTTCGGTCCTCATCTCTGGCGCCAAGTCCCGCGCTAAGAAACTGGGGTTGCCCTTCAATCTGTCGCGGAAGTGGGCGATGGATACCATCGAAGCGCAGGGATGGAAGTGCTACTACTCCGGTGTCGATCTCACGATCGGTGGCGGCCATGGGACCGTCTCGCCGTGCAACGCAAGCCTGGACAGGCTTGACCCCAAGAGCGGTTACACCGCAGAGAACGTAGTGATATGCGCGAGCGCAGTCAACATCGCGAAAAACATCTGGACAATTGACGACCTATTGGCGTGGGCCGATCGGATCCGCGCCTGGCGGTCACAGAGCACGAAAAGGAGTTAACCATGGCGACAATTTTGGACGGCCAGGCGGGTTTTCAAGGGTCCTCTTCTCAGAAGCCCGAGTGGGGCTTCGACGCCGTTACCAAGGCGTTCGTCCCCAACCCCCTCAACTCCGGCCTCGTCGACATCGGCGCCGCCGACGCCCTCGTCGGCACGATCTACACGGCTAACGGCTTCCCGACGAACACGCCGCTCCTGACCTCGACCAAGGGCGCGACCTTCAAGCCCTTCTTCCTCGAGGAGGAGGTCACGCTGGCGACCGGTGCGACGACGACCGACTCGACGGCGAACCTTCTGCCGGCGCTCTCGCTGATCGTCGCCGTCACGGCCCGCGTGACGACCACCATCACCGCGGCGGCCACGGGCTGGAAGCTGGGCGACCCGACGACGGACGACCGCTTCACGGCCAACAACACCAACCTCACGGCCGGCACGACGGGTGTCTCGGTCACCCTCTGGGACCAGTCGAAGGCTGCGGGCTACACGCCGTGGCAGGCCACCGCCGCGAAGATCCGGATCACATGCGCGGGCGGCAACCCTGGCGCCGGCAAGATCCGCCTCTGCGTCTTCGGCTTCACCGTCTCGGCGCCGACTTCGTAGTCGTCGGGAGAGAGGACCGTTCGAGATGGAGTCCTACTGCACCTACAAGCGGGTCTTCGAGGCCCAGGGATCGAACACGACGACGGTTCTCGACACCAAAGACTTCGGGTTCGCTGTCGTCTCGATCACCGGCAACTCCACTCCGGACGGGACCGTGAACGTCTACACGCTCCCGTCCGCGGTGGAGTACACGTCCAACGCGGTCAACGTCATCACCTACGCCACGCCGACGACGACGAAGCAGTTCGTCGGGTTCCCGGCGGGCGCTCTGAAGTTCGAGCTCACCGGGAACACGACCGGTAACGTGGACGTCGAGGTCGTCCTCAAGTGAGCTGGCCCGAGATCGCCCTGTTCGGGCCAGGGGGCGGCGGGGCTGCGACCCCAGGCGGGGCCGACACGCAGGTCCAGTTCAACAACGGCGGCTCCTTCGCCGGCTCGGCGCTTCTGACGTTCAACAAGGCGACGGGGGCGCTGAGCACCACTAGGGTGCTGGTTGGCGACGGGACGGCGGCGGCGCCAAGTATGGCGTTTGCGAGTTCTGTAAACACTGGGTTGTTCTACGACCTCGCTGGTGGCAACGGGATGATGGCGGTGTCCAGCGGCACGCCCACTTTCCGTATCGGCACTGGGTTTGTAGTGATGCCATCTACGGCGACATTGTCGTGGGCTTCTGGTGTTCTGCTCTCGACCACGGGCGACACTCACCTCACCCGTCCAGCCGCAGCCACTATTCAAATGGGGCAAGTGAACAGCGCGACCGGAGCGGCCGTAGCCCAGACGCTCCAGACGCAGTCGAACATCACGCAGACGGACGTGAACGCGCCGGCCTCGTTCACGGTCATCGGGCCTCGCGGGACGGGCACGGGAACGACTGGCACCATCATTTTCCAGAACGGCGTACCGCAGACCACCGGAAACACGGCCCACGTCCCGGTGACGACGCTTACGCTGACGAATACGGGCACGGGGGGAACGTCGGCTCCGCTCGCGCTTCTCGGCGGGACGCTCTCGACGGCATCAAATCAGGGCGCGTTCTCGGGGAATAACCTCTGGCTTAACTCCACCGGGCAGATTGCGTTCACGAGTGGCGGCGCCTACACGAACACCAAGGACACCATCCTCGAAAGAGGCGGTGCCGCCGCGACGTTTCAATTCGGCGGCGCGAACGCGGCCAGCCCGGTCAACCAGCGCCTCCAGTCGCAAGGTTCCCGTGGCGGGCAGGACACCGACGTGCCCGGGTCAAACCTTACGGTTGCTTCCGGGGCAGGCACAGGTGCGGCAGGAGCGTCGCTCCTGATCTTTTCGACACCAGCGACGACGACCACTGGCACAACGCAACAGACGGTCACGCAGCGCATGAGCGTCGCGGCCGGCGGAATCACGTTTAATGTTGCGCCCATCCCGGCATCGACGGACTCGACCGTAAACGGCGCTGCCGCCTTGCAGTGGTCGGGCGTCTACGTCTCTCGCGGCGTCTTCGGTTCCAAGACCAAGACCTTCACCAACAACACCAAGACAGGCTTCGTCACCATCGCGGTCCCGTCCTCGACGGTCGCGACCGGCACGATCATCTACGAGATTTTCGTCGCGGACGCCACCAACACGCAGGCGATCTCCGGCGAACTGAAGTTCTCGGCAGCCGCCAACTCCTCGGGTACGGTCACCGCAGCGACGACGGTGGATGCCTTCACGCCGCTGAACCCCTGCACATCGGGGACGCTGACCAACGCCATCACGCAGACCACAGGCACGAACACGCTGACTATCGAGTTTCAGCCGAACACCTCGCTCACCTCCACGACGAGGGAGATCCACTACCGGATCAACTCGCCGGGGACCATGACGATCACGCCGCTGTAGAGGTGAACGATGAGCTGGCCTGAGATTCAGAACTTCCCCTCCTCCCTGGCCTACGACGTGACGACGGGCTCGATCACCCTCGAGCGGGTCGAGGCGACGACGATCCGCGCGAACCCGAAGACGGTGTCGATCACCGGGGCCTCGAACACGACGCCGATTGTCGTCACCGCGGTGTCGCATGGCCTCCTGACCGGCGACGCCATCTCCATCTCCGGCATCACGGGCAACACGAACGCGAACGGCTACTTCAAGATCACCAAGCTCTCGGCGGACACGTTCAGCCTCCAGAACTACAGCACGGGCGCGGACATCGCGGGGAACGGGGCCTACGGCGGGGCTCCGGTCGCGGTGACCGGCATCGTGCAGGCGCAGCGGGTGCTGGTCGGCGACGGGACGGCGGCGGCGCCGAGCGTGGCGTTTGGGAGTGATCCGACCACTGGGCTGTATCGGCAAGGCGGCTCCACGGTGAGCGTCGTCAGCGCCGGAGCAGAGACCGTCCGGATGCACACCGACGTGCGGCTGATGAATTCCGCCGGCGTCTTTCAAATATCCGACGTCATCCTATCCCGCGCTGCACCCGCGACCCTCCAGCTCGGCGCGGCGAACAGCGCGGCCCACGCGGGCGTAGCCCAGACGCTCCAAGTCCAGAGCAACATCACCGAGACCGACCAGAACGCGCCCGCGTCGTTCACGATCAACGGCCCTCGCGGGACCGGCACCGGGACCTCCGGGACCATCGTCTTTCAGGCGGGTACTCCGGGGAACACGGGCGGGACGGCGCATGTCCTCGCTACGGTTCTGACGCTGGCGAACAACGGGAGCGCGGGGACTGCGGCTCCGCAGGCGCTGTTTGCGGATGGGACCGCAACGAAGCCGTCGATTGCTGCGGCGAGTGCGCCATCCAGAGGTCTGTATTGGTATGCGGACGGGTTGAGCGTCACTAACGGCGCAACGGGTTCCCTCGCTGGGTTCGATATCACGAACGGGATGCTGGCGCTATCGCAGGGGCTGACCCTAGGTTGGTCGTCCGCTGCGAACAACCCGTGGGGTTCGCGCGACCTGTTCCTTACCCGCGCCGCCGCCGCCACGTTGCAGCTCGGCGCGGCCAACGCGGCCAGCCCGGTCGGGCAACGCCTGAGAAGCCAAGGCGCGGCGACTGGCACGGACATCGCGGGCGCCGACCT